AGTCCTCTTTTTCGTCCTTCATACCGTCTTTGTAGCCTTCTTCTTCAGCGTCAGTTCTAGCATTTTCAGTTTTAAGGTCTTCTTTTTCGTCCTTAATACCGTCTTTGTAGCCTTCTTCTTCAGCGTCTGTACGAGCATCTTCATCCAATTCAAGTTCAGCAAGTAACTCGTCTAGGTTAATTTCATCCATATCTTCTTTCTCTTCTTTCATATCATCTTTAGGATCCATTTCTTCTTTAACGTCGTCTTCTTCATACTTTTTACCGTATCCTTCGTCAACGTCTTCTTTGTCCATTTCTTCTAATTTTGCTGAAAGCATAGATTTTAAATGTGGGGTGAATGCTTCTTCAAGAGCAAGTTTTGCATTTGCAATAGCAGTTTCTTTAACAGCTTTAGCATCAGCGATTGCTTCTTTTAACAAATCTGTGTTTGCCATAATCTCAAAATTTTTTTTTGTGAAATACGATTATTAGGAATCGTAATAGTGAATTTTTTATATCGGTGTCATATCTAAGTACTCATGACACATTGCAGTTATACGTATGTAAAAATATTTTAAGACACAAGAAGCGCTCAAAAGAGCGCTTTATGCATTAAATCCGTCGGTAGCGTCCGAAGAAATATTATTATACTATAGGACATGAACCTTTAGAACAAAGGATTTCATGTATTGTTTTATTTACACTTGAATAATCATATGTAACTGCATTTTTACCTTCATTTAATGTAGTCATATAAGAACCTGGGTTTGAAGGGGTTGAAACGAAATCCCAACATAATAATTCGAAATCATCTTGTACTTCCATTACACCACCACTTTCTTCTAAAGAACCCATTCCACGAGATGATACACCTACTGTAACTCCACTTTTAATTAATTCTTTTAATATATTTCCTGAAGGTGTTGGTAATATTTCTATTTTGCCCATTACATTATCACCATCCCACCAGTATTCTGATATAAGATGTGATACATTTTTTAGGTTAATTACAGTAGATTCAGGATGATCTAATTCCCCCATTGAACGACGTTCCTCAATAAGTTCATTATATTTGTCCATTTCACGATCCCATAAAGCTTTAGAATAATAACGACCATTACCATTTTTTACCTCAGCCGTAGCTAAAATACCTTCAACTAAAAGATTTCCACTTTCCTTACTAACGTTTTCTGTTAGTTGAGAAGGGGATATCTTTATAGCATGAGTTTCTATTAATAGCTTTTTGCTCATTTTATTTAATGTCTATAGTAAATACTGATAGTTTGTAGTTACCTACATTGTCTTCTTTTTTAGATATATTAAACCCTGCGGATTTAATAGCTTGGGCAATTTTATCTTGGTTAGAAGAAGATGAAACTTCTACTGAACCCTCTCCTGGTTCAATATGTACCATATCTTTAGCTTCTCCTTCACTAGATACTTTTCTTATATCTGCTATATAATTGGGTTTTAAACCCTCTTTTTTAAATGCTGCAAAAAGTTTTTTACCAGCACTTTTTTCTTCTAAACCACCAGCAGCCATTTCATTAATAGCATCCATTTCATCTACCATTTCTACTCTTTTGTAAGCTTTACCACAAGATTTTTCGTAAATTCTTTCCATTTTCATTTTCTTTCTTTCCAAATCTTTGATTTCTCTCTGCATTTGTTTCATTTTCGTCTTATCAATTAATTCACTAAGATTTTCATCTTCTTGAATTGAACTAACTCTGTCTACTTTTTCTTGAATATGATCATGTAAGAAGTTTAATTGAGCTTCCATTTTTACTTCTTCAGCTTCTTTCCCTATTTCAGCTAATTTAGTATCAATTGATTCTTTTTTTACTCTTTTCTTTTTATCTTTAGCTGCTTGTTTCATTGATTCTTTTTTATCACCATCTCCATCAATATCAGCAAAATCAGGTTTTGCTTCTTCTTCAATTCCTGCTTTTTCTTGAGATGATTCTATTGCTTTTTCTTTTGCTTCATCAAACGTTCCACCAGTCATCCAGTTTTCCATTATTTCTTTCCATGGATTATTACCTGATGTTACTACACCACCAATACTTTCTTTTACTAAATCCCAAGTATTATCACTATCCTTTAATTTTTCACCATACCCACTACCTGCATTTTTACCATCAGCTCTTTGTGATTTGGGTTGTGTATAACCTACACCCTTAACTCCAAATTGTCCTTCTTTTACATAATGTAAAGGGTCTTTAGCTAAGTTTTTAATTACTAGCTCTTTAGCTTCATCTAAAGTTAATTCACTATTATAGCTGCTTTCTAATTGTACACCTTTTAGCAATTCTTCACCATTAACATTATTTATGTTTTCTAGTGTAGTATTGTAATCATAATTATGAGAATCAATATTTTCTAGGGTTTTGTCTACTTTGTAAGAAGCTTGAAATCCTTTACCTTCAAATTTAGCTTTTGAATCAGCTTTTATATCTGATTCTTTTTGTGTGTTTGTTACTTCATTATTATTAACAATAGGTTTTAATGAAGATAAGTCTCCTTTTTTTTCATTTATAAATTGAGCAAATTTAGTTTCAAAACTTTGTTTTGGTGTTGCTTCAAAAGTAGAAATAGGATGTAAGTCTACATAATTTTCTGTGATTAACTTTTCTGTTAATTCCTTATGTAATTGGTTTGCTGTTTTTTTCATGGTGTTTTTATTGTAATAATGTTTCTATATCGTTGAAATAATCATTTAACATGTCTGTGCCTATAACGACTGAAAAACTATCTGGATTATCCCTATAGTATTTTATTGTTTCTATTTTACCTAATTTAATTGATTTTTTAATAGCTTCAAATCTAGCTTCTAGTTTATCAAAAGCTTCTATACGTTCCTCATGGAATTTAGATGCTTTATCTTCTTGTTCTTTTATATTACCCTTATACATATTAAAATAATTTGTTTACGTCGAGTCCTGATCCTTTTTGTACATAAGTACCATTTTTAGTTTTAGGGACTATTTTATATTTAAATTGTTTTACGTATGCATTATCTTTAACACCATCTTCTGATGCCTTAGGACCTGGTCCTAAATCTTTTCCAGGATTATTTGAGTCCTCTTTTACTTTTTTTTTTTTCTTTTTAAATGCATAAGGAGTAGCATATTGCATCCCAGTTCCAGCACTAAAAGTAGCGGATCCTGCTCCACCACCAGTTGTAGACATTTCTTCTATATCTTCTTCTTGGACTGTAGAAGTACCTACTTTTTTAGGTACTAAATCTTTTAAAGTATCACCAGCAGGTGAATTAGACTTTCTCCATTGAAAAGCAGGAGCTTCATTTACTCCTCTAGATTTTTTATATTCTTCGGGGTAGTTGTTTCTAGTGTGGGTTCGTATAACGTTTCTAAGGGATCTAGCTTGTTTGTAAATATCTAAAAATACTTTATCATCTTTAACTTTTTGATATACACCTTTAGCGGTAACAACTAAAGCATCAGATTCATCAAGCAATCTGTCTATGTTAGGTATTTGTGAAATAGACCAGGATATAGCACCTGTAGTAGGATTAATATCAGTAACAGTAGATTTAGTACCATTATCAACCTTTGTATCCCCTATTTCAAATTCTTTAAGTTTATATTTGTACGCCATTTGCTATTTGTATTTCGTTTACTAATTGATAATAACGTAACAAATCCACTAAATTATCATCTCCAACTTTATCAGTTTTCTTTAATTTAGTTAAAAATTTAGTTACTTCAGTAATTTTTACTTGAGTAGCTTTATCTTTAATATTTTTAGTAATTTCGGTTAATGTAGATTTTAAATCTAAAATTTTACTGTTGTAAAAACTTCTTAAATCCGGGGTTGAATCTACGGCTGTAATGTATTCTTTAAGGACTTGCTTTTGATCTTTTGTTAATAAATCATACTTATCATTAAATTTTTCTAGAAGGATTTTGTAAGTTAAAGTTCTTATATCCTTATCATACCCAGAAAATTCTTCTAATACAGTATTTTGAGACTTGGGTTCAATTTTATTTTTAGTTAAATATTCTAATAAGGTAATTTTACTATCTATTATTTGTTTTGTAGCTACTTTACTGTTAGAATTAAAGGATTCAATCAAAGTATATAGTGAAGCTAATTCCTTATAACCCTTTATCTTATAACCAAAAAAGGATTCTAAGTTGTAATGGGTTTTAATTTCATTTATTAAATTATATTTTTGTCTCTTAATTGCTTTTCTATTTAGGTTATTATTAACCTCTAAGATAGAATTAATGACTATAATAGCTTTACCTTCGGATAATACCTTAGATTTAACTATAGATTCATATAATTTATATTCTCTTCCTAATTCCGTTTTTACAAAATATTCTTTTAAAATATCAATAGCAGGTGAATCACCCCCCTTTAATGTATCTGCCGTTATTTGACGTACTAGCAATTCAAATAGAATTCCTGTATTTTTGTATTTTGAGTGTTTAATATTCATCAAAAAATATTTTATTATAAATATATAAAAATTATTGTTCCTTTAACTGAGATTCATCTAATAAAGTAGTATCATCTTTATCTGATTGGAATACCAATTTTTTCTTATCCATAGCTTCAAATATTTGCTTATTTTGTAAGTAAACAGTATTAGCATTTTCAAGGGCTAAAGGACCACCTTTCATTTTAGGGTTTATTGAATCACCACCATTATTATCTTTATCTTTCATACGTTTAGTGCCTAATCTATCTTTACCAAAATTATCCGCTTGGGTATTTCTTTTAGTAATCGAATTTTTAGGACGACCTAATTCAGATTTTTCATCATATCCATCAGGTACATTACCAGGGTCAGACATTGTTCTACCTTTACCATATAATGAAGCTAAATCATGAGGGGTTCCATATGATTGACCTGTTTCTTGTGGGTCATTACCTTCTTCCTCTATTTGTTTAAGTCTAAATTTACGTTTAGCATCTTCTCTAGCTAATTCTCTGTATTCCTCATATTGGTCTTCACTAAAGTGATAAATGTGATCGTATATCCAATCAGATGGTACTAAACCTTGCTCTAATAATGTACCAGATAATTCAGCTTTAGATTTCATTAATTCAATTCTTTCTTGATCATAAATGATAGAAGGAGTTGTCATGTCTAATGTAAAATTAGTTAATGATTCATCTGTATATCCTTGTGTATATAAATGAACTAAAGCAATTTTATTAAGTTCAGATAATATAATTCTTTGTATTCTATCAATAGTACGTGCAAACCTAATATCTTGTTGAGCTAAGGTAGCTTTACCTTCTACACCTTCTTCATATCCTAAAAATGCTTTTGGTATTTTAAGGGCAGCAAACAGCTTACCTCTTAAATATTCTACATCTTGTATACCATCATATTGTAATCCTGGTGAAGTATCAATTTTAGTTGTGTTATCATTACCTCTTACTGGAATGTAAAAGTCTTCTAACATATTCTGCATGTTATATTTTAAATTATATTCACCTGTTTTTTCATCCATCATTGGAGTACGTTTCATACTTGAAATAGTTTTTTGCATAAATGCCTCTATTTCATTAGGTGGTATTGCTCCAACATTTACATAAAATACTCTTTTTTCTGGTGCACGAGCAATTCTATGAATTAACATTGCATCTTCCATTAATGAATATTGTTTATATAATTTTCTTGCGGGTTCAATATAGGCTCTACCATAAGGAAGATAATTAACATCCCCTATTAATCTAAAGTGAGCCATTTCATAGTTATCAAATACTATACCTGTCTCATTTTCTGGATTTTGGTTAACTGTATAATAACCGGAACCAGCGTTTCCTCCACCATTTACTCCTTCAGGATTATATCTATAACGAATTGCGGCTGGATTTTCAGGGTCATATCCTTCTTGTCTTTCCATATGGTAAGCGGTATAAGGTATAACATTATATACACCGAATTTTTCTGCAATTTCTAGTTTTAAGAAAAAATCCCCATATTTACACATTTGACGTATCCACATCCACATATTAAATTCAATATTTAATACATCATAAAATAGATTATATAATATTTTTTGAATGTCTTCATTAGCACTTCGTATAGATAATACTTCACCCATATCATTTTTAAGAGTAGATTCATCAGCTAATATATCTAAAGCTGAAGCTATAATAGCATCTTGATCCATCACATCATATTCTGAATAGATGAATGTACGCATGTATTGATAGTTTAGATTAAACTGCGCTCCATACAAAGATGAAGGAGCTGTAGAATATATTCTATTGTATCTATCTACTAAAGCGTTAGTTTCATATTCACCACTAGACTGAACATGACCTGAATCAATAGTTTTAATTTGGTCTCCACCAACATTTCTGATTATTACATCTGTTGAGAATAATCTTTTTAATCTGTTAAATACGCTTTTATCCGCCATAATTTATTATTATTATTATAAATATTACTATAGTAACCAACTAATGTCTTCTTTACCACCTTTAGTGTCTATATGGTAAGGATTATCTGCTCCTTTTGAAAAACCATAACTACCTTGGTAAGGTGTTCTATTAACTTTCATGTTACTTAATGTAGATTTTGTTAAATCTAATCCTCTTTGTTTAAATTTTAGTGCCGTGTCTCTAATATACATAGCAGTACCAAAAGCTATAACTAAATCATCATTATACCCAGTTTGTGCCTCTGCTCTACCATTTTTCCAAATAAACACCTTCATTTCTTCTACTAACCTCTTTGAATGAATGGTTACACCTTTATCTGCAATATACTCTTGGAATTTTCCTATTACCATAGGTCGTGTTCTAGATGACATTGTAAAACCAGCTACCATTTTTGAGTGGTCTTGATATTTGTCAAAATACGAATTGGCATTGGCTTCTCCACTCTTTTGTGAATAGTAAAGGTTAGAATATTGTCTATCTATAGCTACTTGTATAGTTGCCCATCCTATATTAGCATTTTCTATTACAAGTAATGCTTCATTATATTCTGTAGCTAGGCCTACTAGTAAATGACCAAATTCTTTTGTACCAATTTGCCCTTTATATTCAGCTACTTGAACATTAGTTTCAACATCCATTACGTGACAAGTAGAAAAATCTTTTCCATCACCACGAGCAACATCAGCTACTACCATATACGATCTAGTGTAATCAGCATTTTCCCACACCCAAAGATTTTGGTCTGCCCCTCTACGCTCTAAGGGGTCTTTAATAAAACTTTTTTCGTAATATTCTAAATATTCATTATAAAATACAATATCACCTGAGGTACTAAAGTCACAATCACATTCCTGTGCTGCTAATCTAGGATCACCTAATAATGCATCTTGAGCATCTCTCCATTTTTGATCTCTTTCTGGGTGGACATACCAAGGTAATTTAATAGGTAAGAAATCATTTTCTCCATTTTCTGCTTTAACCCAGGTTTGATGAAACCAATTACCTGTACCATAAGGTGTTGATAATACAATGGCACCACCTCCAGTTGCAAGAGTTTGTTGTGCGGATGCCCATGTTTCCGCAATATTATCAATAAAGGCTGCTTCATCAATTATTAATAATGATACTGCTTCCGAACGTGCAGCATCAGCATTTGAAGATTTTGCTTGTACTTTTGAACCATTAATAAATCTAAGTGATAATTTATTATTTTCCGCAGAATCTACTTTAAGCCATGAAGGTAAATTTTCCCACATGAATTGTACTTTTGTTACTAAGTTTCTTGCAGTTGCCTGTGTAGTTGCTAAAGCTAATATATTTTTATCTTTATGAAAGGTCATTAACCAAAGAGAGTAACCTGATACTAATGTTGATATACCTAATTGTCTAGATTTTAATATAGCACTATAATCATTGTTTTGAAATAACGTTAATACTTTTTCTTGAAATGGGTACAGGTTAAACTGTATGCGACCACGTTGTGGATGCTGTATATAACAGTATTTACGCATAAAATGTATTGGGTCCTGGGCACATTTAAGATATTCTTGGCGTATAACTTTTTTTAAATCTGACATGCAGTTATTTTAATATAAGTATTACACCACCTATTGCTACTAAACCAGCACCACCTAAAATTTTATTTTTAAGCCTTTGTTTTTTAATTTCAAGTCTTAACTTATCGTTTAATTGTTTAGTAAATTCTAATTGAGATCCTTTAGTTGATAATATAGAATTAAAATTACTTATTTGAAAGTTAAGATTATTAATAACACTATCTTTTAATACTACCTTATTTTCTAAGAATGAGTATTTAGTTGTTATTAAACTTAATTCTTTTTTAAAACTATCTCCAGTTATTAAGTCCTTAATTACTAAACGGACTATCGGTTTTTTTAATTGAATCGAGGTACTGTCTATAACGTTCTGTGAAAAACTGTTCAAGCTCATCATCCCTATAAGAATCAACATTATTAACTTTCTCATTTGTTTGTTTTTTTAATATAACTATTTTGCTATCTTGCTTACTAATTTCTTGATCTAGTACTGATATTTGTGTGTTTAATACACCAATTTCTGATGTTAGATCTTCATTAATATTATGTAAAGAATTTATTTTATCATTTAAGGCTTCTATTTTACTATTATATTCAGTAATATATTCTTCCTCATTTGAGGAGTACATATTAACTAAATAATAGACACCAAAAAATACTATGGCGAAATATAAAAACCTTTCTTTAGATGACATTATATCTTCTTATTATCTAGGATACTTTCTAATTCCTTTTTTAATTTAGTTTTGTCTTTTAAGATTTTAACTAATTTTTCTTTATCAGCACCTTCAGCTTTAGAATACTTTTTAGCTAATGATTTCATCTCACGAGTTAATAAAGCTAATTCTTCTTTTGCTTTAGCTAAACCCTTAGTTTTTTTGATATCTTTTTTAGTTGGTTCTGTATCTTCGTTTTCGTCTATTTTACCACCTGATCTTTTATTGTCTTCATCAAAAATAGCAGTTTCTAGATCATTAATTCCTTTATTAAATGCTCCAATATCTCCTACACCTAATTCTTCAGCTTTTTTTCTATAAAAGTCAGCAGCATCACTAAGCATTTTTTGGTATTTTTTTAATTCATCAAAGCTATCTTCTTTTAAATCTTCTTTTATAAATTTAGCTTTTGCTTTTTCAAAATCACCTTTGTAAAATCGTTTAACGATTGTACGTCCTAGTTTTTCTAGTTGGTCTAAATCTAAAGAATGGGGTTTATTAAACCCTTTTAAATATGCAGCTCCAATGTCTCCATACTCTGCTGGGTCTATTGCTCCCTCTTCAATACCTGCTTCTTTTTTTGCTGATTCTAGATCTTGAACGGCTTGAGTAAGTTCTTTAGTCTTGGCAATTTCATCCTCAGTGTTTTCAGATAATTCAGAGATTATATTTTCTCTAATGTAATTTTTTAATTCAGATCTTTTCATTATAAAGGTATTTTATTATAAATATATTAAAGCTTAGTAACATTCAATATTTGTTGAATACGTTCTTCTGTTGAACCTGATATTTTTTCTATTGCGCCAGCTTTATGCCCGTGTCTTTTGATTAATGTGGTAATTGTAAAATCAATTAAGTCTCTATAATGCTCATCTGTTTCACGTACCCCATTATCTTCAATTTCTAATCCATGAGGAGATATGTAAAATATATAATCATATTCTCTAATAAATTCACTAGCATACACTTCAAATGCCTCTTTATCCTGATGGGGTATTGATTTAGCATTCATTGTAAATGCCATTACATCTAATATTGTTCTATCTGTAATTATATTATCATGCATTAATTCACCACAACGTTCAGCTAAAAACACTGTTTGTCCCTTTAATGTTGAATCGGTATTTAAAGGAATGCCTAAAGACATTAAATGTTGGCTACGTTCTGTTGCAAAATTATAACCCTTAAATTGATCTAACTCTTTTAAAGCATTTACTAATGTAGTTTTACCTACACTCATTGTACCACATAAACCTATTTTCATATTTTAGTTTCTATAATCTGAAAGTGATGCTTTCATTGATTGGTTTTTATAATAAGGTAAACCCTCTCTCTGTTGTCTAATCTCGTTCCATTCGTCTTTAGTATGTTTGATACCATATAAATGATATTCTGCGTTCTTTCTCTTACCTTCAGGTAAAAGAGCAGGACCCTCCCAGTTGTGAAGTTTCCCGTCCCAAACATAGGCAATAGTACCATCTGCTTGTTTTAATTTTCTACTTTGTGGAAATGGTGTTTTAGTTGTTTTAGCCATAATATTATTATTTATCGTAAATATACGAAATTTATACGTGTTATCCTAATTTTTTAATATATGTTCTGCAACATAAGTCCCTTGTGCACCACTTACCGTTATACCCCTAGCTGATAAAGCATCTCCAACGAAGTGGACATTACTATATTTGGTGAGAGCTAGATTAGTA